CACGAGGGCTCTCCCACAGCTCCTTGCGGAGCCCCTCCCCGTTCAAAACGGGGAGGACCACCTCGGCTTGATGTTGACGGCACGAGGACGTCCTGAACGTTCCAAGTGTCCCTCAGCAGCTGGCAAGCTGCTTTGCTTGAGGAAATACTTGAGCAAGGCGCCATGCCCATCAAGTTCATTGATGGGTTCTTTGGCGGATACGACATAGCCCTTAACCATTGGGGCTTGCGTATCTTCACTCGTCTTTTGGGTTTCGTACCCTAGAAACGAGTGCCTGCCTAGCACCGAGGAAGTCGGAGCTACGACCGGATAGTGTTTCAACACCTTCCGAGCGTAGTCATCCAATAGTGCCACTGTTTTCCAGAGGCCAGCGAAGTACAACTGGTTCCTAAGGGATACAAGTGACACTACCTCAGTAACGTCAGCCCGTGTAGACGGGAATAGTTGACGGCACTTGACTAGTGAAACGTCATTGCCATCGTAATATTCCCGACCACAAGACTCCCTGAACCTACCGGTCCAGAAGGACTTGTGTTCATTCACTTTAAACCCGAAGGTTTCAAGTGCGAATACAACGGGATGCACGTAGTCCGTGGGGATAATGATGTCATCCCCATAGACGCGCACCTCCGACTTAAAGCGATGAAACTGCTTTCGGTCGGAAAACGTCGTGTTGAGCTCTCGCTCAATCCCGACAAAGACGGCGGTCAAAAAGACCATTGCCTCAATCGGGAAAGTAAGAGCTGAACCCATAGACGCGTACTTAGCCAGAAGAATTGGATCCTTCTGACCAGGTACCCTCGCCCGCCTAGACCGAGTTGCATCAATTCCCTGACTCAAATAGGGATGCCGATGCACCATGGCCTGGACGAGCTGGTTTGATACCCTATCGGATGCCTCACTCAAATCGAGTGTGGCGAGGGTCCCTGTACGGGACCCCCAGAGGGCCAATTGCTGATTAGGCTCTTGGTCCTCGAATCCGATCATCTTCCGAAGGAGGTTATCCCTCCGGACGAGATCGTAAAACCGCGTCCGAATCGACTGTTGCATATACTGCATTGCAGTCGGTTCTTTAGCGATAATACGGGGTGTCTTTTGCGTCTTAGGTACGGTGATCACTTCAACAGGGATCTCCGAACCAGGTTCGAGGATGTCAACTTCGCTCAAATGATCATTGAAACGATCATTTGGGATGAGATATTTCCACGTTGGAAATACCTCTTGAAGTCGAGCAGTCCACTGGGTTTGGCCGAACTTCTCATTACCCATGAGACGATCGGCTGTTGCCCCTGGACCGTGCCTCGGAATGACTTCGAACTCGCGGATATCACTATCCACTTGTTCGAACAATTTTCCGAAAAGCAAGTCAGACACGCGTACGAAATCCTCCAAATCAATGGGGAGTCTGCGCGCATCTGCCTCTCTGACATCCTTCTCACATTGGATGTAATCATCGAATGCCTGAGCATCCCTTGCAGGGGTGCAAGGTAGCTCAACCTTGCTAAAAAGCAACGTAAGTTGCCTAATAGCTCGGATCGAGTCTATCGATGGATTCTCCAACAACACGCCATTACTCGGGTCGAACACCTGCTCTAGGAAACCCCTTAGAAAGACGGGGAGACCTCCCTTGCTCTTCCAAGAAGAGAAAGAGGAGAGAGCGACGTGACCGCGGTCGAGGCTTCTTTCGAAGCTCTTACCGAAGTCCGCCAGGGTTATCGTGAGAAACGACAACCCTTCATGTTCGGCCCTACCTAGGACAGTTTTAATGTCCTTGGTGGCGCTTGTGCAACAGTAGTCTGACTCTTCCTGAGCCAGACTTATCCAGAGTGTCAATAGCCTTTTCATGCTGCCTCCTAATCGGGGGTCGGCACTGCTAGCTTATTGACAGGGTCACAGAATGGCTACGCCTAGCCGTAATTCACTAGGACGTATACTGCCATTCCAACCATTGACAGAAGAATACTGAGGCCTACCAGGATCGCAATAAGACTTACGGTCCAAAATAGTCCCTCAATAAACGCAGCAACCTCAGTAAGAGGATTGCTGTAGAAAGACTCTTGATCAATTTCCCTGTTGGGAAGTTGGTTGGAAGTCTCTCCTTCTGCCACCTATGACTCACCACCGAGAAGCTTGGTGATGAGGCCATCGGACGATGCAGTAAACGCGGCCTTAAAGCCAGTGTAAACTGCAAGCGCTTCGGCATTTGTGTAACCCCACGGAGGCACATCAAACACGATGTAGTTACTCATCGAGTAGAGTACGTTCTCCGCGGAGTACAAATCCGTAGCGATCTTCGAATGGTTGAGCCGAAGCACGCGTCGGTTCCGCTTACCATAAGTGGAACCAGCCGCGAGCTCAATAAGTCCGTCCGCACTCTTGTAAGAGGACTCGTTCTTTCCCGTGGAAACACGGGGCAGAGGGGTCGTTACAGCGGAGATAGTGACGGACTGCGGGTCTGTGAATGCCATAAGCACACTCCTTGTTATCAGCGATCTGACTTTCGTCAGACACACTGGTGTTTTACGCTAGTGCGATAACTAGCTTCAGCGTCGGGATAAACCTAACGCTGCAGCTATGGAGAGTTGGTACGGTGACAAGCCGGACCAACTCAAACCAAATCCAAAAGGATTTGCTCCACGCCTTTGCTTAGTCTCAGTGACATAAGTAAGAGGTGAAGGTAGATCAGGCACCCCCTTGAGGGGGGGAGCTCCGATCCACCGGTAGGTTACTTTATTTATGGAATGTTCCATAATATAACCATACCGCATAATCAGACCTTGATTGGCTGCATCGGAAACGTTCGAAAGAACATCCCCGATGTTTCCAAACCAATCGGCGGCCCAGCTCCATGGTGCCAATTCCCACAACAGAGAAGGCGAAAGGTCGAGGCCAGATATTTCATTGGCCAAGAGCGCAAGCCTATCTAATTCCTTCCGGCTGTCATATCCGGTTGGAAGAA